GTGCTCTACTGCTGCTGGTAATCTTCTGGATGGAAAGAATGTTCTGTATATTACCATGGAAATGGCTGAGGAAGAGATTGCTCGCCGTATTGATGCTAATATTCTAGACATTCCGATTGAAGAACTAGACACTATCTCAAAGGAACTATTTGATAAAAAGATGCTTCGAGCCAAGAGTAAGACCTCTGGTAAACTTATTATCAAAGAATATCCTACTTCAACTGCTGGGTCTGCCAACTTCCGCCATTTGCTCCAAGAACTAAAACTAAAAAAGAACTTTATTCCAGATATCATCTATATCGACTATCTTAATATTTGTTCTAGCTCTAGATTGAAGATGGGTTCCAATGTCAATAGTTATACTTATGTAAAAGCTATTGCTGAGGAACTTCGTGGTCTGGCAGTAGAGTTTGAAGTCCCTATCGTATCTGCTACTCAGACAACTCGATCTGGTTTTGGGAACTCTGATGTTGATATTACTGATACATCAGAATCTTTTGCACTTCCGGCGACTTGCGATTTCATGCTTGCTCTAGTAAGCTCCGATGAACTTGAAGCACTAGAACAAATTATGGCTAAACAGTTGAAGAACCGATATACCAATCTTCATAAGTGTAAACGCTTTGTGATTGGTGTTGACAAGATCAAGATGAAGTTGTATGATGTAGAGGAATCTGCACAAGATCTAGTGGATGACTCACCTGTAATGGACAAAGGAGATTTTGGTGATCGTGAAAAAGCTATAAATAAAAAGAAGTCTAAGTTTTCTCTCAACGAGTTTGAAGGATTTAAATAATGAAACTTTATGAAGTCAAGCAGATTGATGATCTATTCTATGTCTTTGAAACCGCAAGTGAAAATCAAATCCGGTGGTTCAAGGATAAGAATCAGGCTTGGAAATACTGTAAGTTAATGAACCGAGGACAACTTGGTTTTCAAGGATGGACTCCGGCATTTATTACCAAAGAATAAATAATAATAAAAACTAAAATACTAACTTGGGAGCAGATCGAAAGGTCTGCTCTTTTTTTTTAGTTTTATAAATATACTAAAAAGAAGGATCAGTTGGATGAAAAGATTTTTAGAGTTTCTAGAAGAAGGCAAGCGTAATGTACTTCATGCCTTCGACATGGACGAAACACTATTAGCACATGATTCTAAGCATCTTAAGATCCATATTAGGGATAATAATAATCATCTAATAAGAAGTCTTACTAACCAAGAGTTTAATAGATATAAACTGAAGCCAGGTGAGCACTATGACTTTAAAGATTTCAGATCAGCAAAGGTCCTTGGTCGTTCAGCTCATCCAATACATACAATGATTAATAAATTAAATAACCTCAAAAAAAGAGGTTTTAAAACTGAAATAGTGACTGCCAGATCTGATTTGGATGATAAACAACAAGTCAGAAAGCACCTTATGAAGCACAATATCAATATTGATACTACTCATCTAAGAAGAGCAGGAAACGTCGAAGGTAGTTCTACTGGTGATAGAAAACGAAAGTTAATTTCTGATTTGATTAGTAAACATGGATATAAGGAAGTTCATCTTTATGATGATGATATTGGTAATCATAGACATTTTGCAAAACTAAAACAAGAACATCCAGGAGTAAGACTTGTGTCTCATATTGTAAAGCACAATGAAAATACTGGTAAAACAGCAATAAAAACAGTGAGGCACTAAGATGTCAGCAAAATCCGATGCTTATGAAAAGACTGTCGCTGATAATATCAACAGCGTTCCTGGTGTAAAAGCCATTAGGCCTCCTGGTGATACAGGGCTTTCAGATGTACTCATAACTCAATATAATAATAAATCTGCTCGTACTTGGGTTGAAGTTAAAATGAGTCATACTGATAATCTATCAAACCCTCGTGTTTTTTATTCTGATGGTAAATGGCAAACCACATATAAAACACCAGCAGCCAAAGCAGCTATAGATATATTAAATTCTTCAAATCAAGCTCAAAAGTTTATTCAAGATCTTGCTAAATTCAGTGGTATCCCAGTTAGATCTATAAAAGTACCTACAACTCAATCTGGTTTAAAAGAAGAAGGTGCAGTGCCTTTAATGGTTATGAAGGCATTTTTTAATCAACCAGGTATTAATAGATATATTGCAAATCAAGAAAACTACGATCTAGGAAAACTTGTTACAGAACATTATACAATAGGTAAAAAGGAACCTGCACATTATATGCAAGCAGGCGATGATTTTTATATGATAAGTTCTGCTAATCCACTAAAACTTTCAAATAAAATACCTCTATTAAAAGGTATAGGTGATTTTAAAGTTAGGGTATCAACAAGATCAAACTTTTATGAAGTTCAGGCCGAAATAAAAATATCTAAGATGCCAAATAGTAGTTTTTCAATGGCGCCTGGTACTAATAAAAATAATCCTTTTTTGAAGAAATAAGATATGATACCATTTTCAAAGTTTCTTATTGAATCACTAGATGTTGACAAGTTAAAACATTTAGAACATGCGGAAGATCACATCATCCATGGTGGAGAAGAAGGGTTAGTCCATGCTGCTGACAATCTCAATGATCTTCATTCTTTTCTTACTGGTGGTAAGTCTAAATCAAAAGTAACAACTAAGTATGATGGTTCTCCTTCTGTAGCTTTCGGGATTAATCCTGAGAATGGTAAGTTCTTTGTGGGTTCAAAATCTGTATTCAACGTGAATCCAAAGATCAACTACACAGAGGAAGATATTGACAGAAACCACGGTCATGCTCCAGGTTTAGCTCAAAAGCTTAAAGTTGCACTAAAGCATCTACCCAAAGTGATGCCAAAGGATGCTAAAGGAGCACCATCTGGTGTCTATCAAGGTGATTTCCTTTATGATAAGAATGACCTTGAAGATGAAGATGGTAAGTACAAGTTTGCACCAAATACTATTACCTATGCTGCGCCAAAAGACTCTAGTATGGGTCGAAAAGTAGGTGCATCACAGATGGGGTTTGTGATTCATACCAAATATAAAGGCAAGAATCTGGCTGATATGAAAGCGGGCTTTGACGTAGATCATTCAAAGTTTAAACAAGACCCAGACGTAAATCTAGTCAATCCAGAGATTAATGATACTTCTAAATCAGTCTATTCACCAGTCCAACAAGCAGAATATAATAAACACCTTGAAGCCGCAACTGAAAACTATAGAAACACTTCTTCTGATACACTCAAGAATTTAGGTAAGCATGATGCTTATATCAAACCCTACATAAATCAAACAGTCCGAGATGGAACAACACCATCAGTCGATGATTACAAATCATCACTAGAGGATAAAAGGGATAAAGAAGTTGCAAAAGTCAAGACCGAAGCTGCAAAACAAAAGAAGGCTTCTGTTTATGATGAGCTCATTACTGACCTCAATAACAACAAGCAGGACTACGGCAGAGCGTTTGCGATACATCATCATCTACAGAAAGCTAAAGATGTATTGGTTTCAGCTCTAGGTAATCCTACAGAGTTTGAACACACTGTCGGTGGTAAGAAAGTAAAACCTGAAGGGTTTGTTTCAATCCGTAACGGTAGACCTACCAAGCTAGTTGATAGAGCAGAGTTTAGTCGCTTGAACTTTGCCAATAATAGAGGTCGTGGTGAAAGTGCACCAACAGAACCAGATGCTACTAAACCAGATGAACGTGATACCAAGAATCCACACGTACTAGCATTTGGTCGAATGAATCCACCTACAATAGGTCACGGTGCTCTAGTAGACAAAGTAAAAGAACTAGCTACTGAAAACAAAGCAAAGCATACAGTTGTATTGTCACACTCACAAGATCCTGAAAAGAATCCACTATCGGCTGAACAAAAGATCAAACATGCCAAGAGATTCTTTCCAGGTGCAAATATTCAAGCTGCAACTGATGAAGCACCTACATTTATTCATCAAGCAAAGAAACTACATCAACAAGGTGTAGATCATCTTATCATGGTCGGTGGATCAGATAGAGTTGATGAATATAAAAAGATTCTTGATAAGTACAACGGACCAGGTAAAGACTTCAACTTCAAACGTATTGATGTAGTCTCTGCTGGTGAACGTGATCCAGACGCCGAGGGTGTTTCCGGTATGTCTGCATCAAAGATGCGTGCCCACGCTATGAATAGAAACTATACTGAATTTAAAAAAGGAATACCCCAACATGTCCATCCTGAACACGCTAAAGAACTTTATAATGAAGTACGTAAAGCCATGCACATCGAAATCGGTCCAGACACCTCAGGAATTGCCCTTGGTAAATACGCCAAGCGAGATGACGAAGTCGGTCACAGAGCCAGAGCAGAGCAAAAAAGAAGAGAACAAGCCAAGCTTGCAAGTAAAAGTAGTTCATCTAGGGTCAGTGGTAAAAGACCTGGAA